TATCAAAATGATTTGATAGACACTGATGTAGAAGAAGTTGATAATACTGTGGAGGATGAGGGATACATTACAACTTTAACTTTAGTTGGAGCTGCAGTTACAGCAACATCTATTCCTACTATTGGTAGTATTGGGATGGTTGGACAAATTATTTTAAATAATGATGGATCTGGTTATACTTCAGCACCTACAGTTACAGTATCAAGTCCAACTTCAGGAACTACAGCAACTGCAGTAGCAATTACAACCTCAAAGGGTAGAGTAAAATCAATTCAATCAATTTTAATTACAAATCCAGGTTCTGGATATACAAGTACAAATCCACCAACCATTGCTATTTCAGGTGGAAATGGTGTTGGTGCAGCAGCAACTGCACTTATTGTTGATAATGGAATTTCCAATTTCCAAATTATTGGTGGAAGTGGTTATTATATAAAACCGACAGTAACTATATCTGGACCATCTGTAGGAGTTACTGCTATTGTTGATCCAGTTATTTCCAATGGTACTGTATCAGAACTTAGATTTGTAAATACTGGATATGGATATACAACTCAACCATCTGTTGTTATCTCCGGAATATCTACAATTGGTGTCGGAACATTTATATATAATGAATCTGTTATTGGACAAACATCGGGAACTGTAGCAAGAATAAGAGATTTTAGAACTGTTATATCCAATCTTCCTGGAATTCCTCCTTCTACATATTTGAGAGTATCTATAAATGATGGCAAATTTTATCCTGGTGAAATAATTGTTGGTAGTATATCATCTACAAGATATTTAATAAAGGAATATACCACTGATAGTTATGATGATCCTTATGATCAAAATGAAGAAATAGAAGATGCAGCAGACTTAATTATTGACTTTTCGGAATCTAATCCTTTTGGAGATTATTAATGTTAGGAACTTATTATTATCACGAAATTATTAGAAAAACAATTATTGGTTTTGGAACACTTTTTAATGACATTTATATTAGGCATAAAAATAAGCAAGATCTAACCCTTGATGAAACAAAGGTTGGAATTGCATATGGGCCAATGCAAAAGTTCTTAGCAAAGATCGAGCAGCAAGCAGAGTTAAACAAAGCTATTGCAATTACTCTTCCAAGAATGTCTTTTGAGATGACTTCTATTCAATATGATCCAACAAGAAAATCTGGAATAACACAAACATTCAAAGCTCTGGATGGAAACAATCTAAAAAAAGTTTTCATGCCGGTCCCATATAATATAGGATTTGAGTTAAATATTTTGACAAAATTAAATGATGATGCTTTACAAATTGTTGAGCAAATTTTACCTTATTTCCAACCATCATTCAATATTACAATTGATTTAATTGATTCTATAGGTGAAAAAAGGGATGTACCTATTGTATTAGATTCTGTAGATTTTCAAGATGATTATGAGGGTGATTTTTCTACAAGAAGATCTCTAATCTATACTCTAAGATTTACTGCAAAAACGTATTTATTTGGACCAATTGCAGAGACTACTGATGGTCTAATTAGAAAGGTACAGGTAGATACTCATATGTCAACCGATGTTGTAACTGCAAAGAGGGAAATGAGATATACGGTAACTCCCGATCCAATTGATTCCAATCCAGATGATGATTTTGGATTTAGTGAAACTTGGGAAACATTTACAGATTCTAAAGTTTATAGTCCAACTCAGCAAAGAGATCTATAAACATTATGAAAAATAAATATGACGATTTAGATTCTACATTCAATATTGAAAGTGATATTGTAGAAGTAGAAAAGGTTGAAAAAGAGTTAAATATTGTTCCTCTAAAATCTGATGATATTAAAAAAGATTATGAATATACAAGAGCAAATTTATATTCATTGATTGAAAAGGGTCAAGAGGCAATTAATGGAATTATGGAACTTGCTGGAGAAGGTGGTTCACCAAGAGCATATGAGGTTGCTGGACAATTAATTAAAAGTGTTGCAGATACAACTGATAAATTAATTGACTTACAGAAAAAATTAAAAGATGTTGAGGAGGATACTGTAAAATCACCAAGTAGTGTGACCAATAATGCTTTGTTTGTTGGTTCAACATCAGAACTTTCAAAAATACTTAAACAAGGTTTTCTAAATAGTAAAGATTAGTCTTAGTAGATGATAAACTGGAATGAACGAAGCAACATTCACGCATAAAACACCTCATTTAAAAAAATCACAACATCAATTAGATCCAAATCTTCAACTTAAACATCTTGTTCACCATTCTGTTGTTCAATATGTTGATAGGGATGCTGATGGTGATGTTGACGCATATGATAACCCAAAGAAAAATACTCCAGATGAAAATGTTTCCAGTGCAGTAAAAGCACAAGAATATTCATCTAAACTAATTGCAAAACAAAAAGGTGAATTAAAACATACTAGAAGAGGTATGGCTTACGAAGAAACTGCTGAAGTAAGATATTGTCCAGCATGTAAAAAAAGTGAAATAAGAGAAGAGTGTAAATATGGAGCAAAATATTGGGATATGTTTTCTCAAGCAATAAATTTAGCAGAACCATTAACCACAAACCAATTAAAATATAATCCCAATAGACCTCATCCAGCAAATGAGGAGAAAGATCACGAATATTCAATGGCTCGTTCTGAAATATCCACAATTATCAATGCGGCAAATAGATTAAAGAAAAAAATGAAAGGTGAAGGTAATATTGAAGCCTGGGTCCAATCAAAGATTACAAAGGCAGCAGACTATATTGATACTGCGGCAGATTATATTGATAGTGGAGAAAGTAAAGTTAATGAGGATGTAACAATTGAAGACGCAAACGGTAATACCTTTCTTCGGATTATTGATATCATCAAAGCAGACCGTCTTGTAAAAGAAGCAAAGTCCGGTGATCAAGGTCTTCGTGATTGGTTTGGAAAATCAAAATCATCCACAGGAAAAAAAGGGTGGGTTCAACTTGGTGGAAAATTTGCAGGAGAACCTTGTGCCCGTCAAGAAGGACAAACTTCTACACCAAAATGTGGTAGTTCAAAAATGGCAGCAAATCTTTCACCCGAAGAAGAAGAAAAGGCAAGAAGAAGAAAAAATCGTTTGGATCCAAATCAACCACAAAAATCTGGTGCTTCAAAACCAACGAATGTAAGGACCGAAGAAATTAATATCCAAGAGGTAAAAGACAAAGCAGGAAAGGGTAGTGGTAAAAAAGATGCTTGCTATAATAAAGTAAAATCTCGTTACGATGTTTGGCCATCTGCATATGCTTCTGGAGCACTTGTCAAATGTCGTAAAGTTGGTGCTACTAATTGGGGTACAAAATCAGAAGATTGTTGGGATGGTTATAAGCAAGAAGGTATGAAGAAGAAAGGTAAAAAAATAGTCCCAAATTGTGTCCCCAAAGAAGGAAAATCTTTCGATTCTTTTATAAGTGAAGCATCTGCTGCTTGGCAAAGAAAAGAGGGAAAGAATCCTGAGGGTGGTCTAAATAAAAAAGGAATTGCTTCTTATCGCAAAGAGAATCCTGGATCAAAATTACAGACTGCGGTTACGACAGAACCATCAAAATTAAAACCAGGTTCAAAGGATGCAAATCGTAGAAAATCATTCTGTGCTCGCATGGGTGGAATGCCTGGTCCTATGAAAGATGAAAAGGGTCGTCCAACAAGAAAAGCATTATCCTTAAGAAAGTGGAATTGTTAATATATCATCAGAATTATGAAAACTTATAAAAATTATGTCTGATAACATCTACTTAGGTAATCCAAATTTAAAACGGGCAAATACTCAGATCGAGTTTACTGAAGAACAAATCTATGAGTTCTTAAAGTGTAAAGAAGATCCTGTATATTTTACACTCAATTATATTAAGATTGTTACACTTGACCACGGACTACAGCCTTTTAGAATGTATCCGTTTCAAGAGAAGTTAATTAGTAACTTCCACGAGCACAGATTTAATATTTGTAAGATGCCTCGTCAAACAGGTAAGTCCACTACTTGTGTCTCATATCTATTACATTATGCAGTCTTTAACGATAATGTAAATATTGCTATTCTGGCAAACAAGGCATCTACGGCAAGAGACCTTCTGGGAAGATTACAACTTGCTTATGAGAATCTGCCGAAGTGGATGCAGCAAGGCATTCTATCGTGGAACAAAGGTTCATTAGAATTGGAAAATGGGTCAAAAATTTCTGCAAACTCCACTTCTTCATCTGCCGTTCGTGGTGGTTCATACAATATCATCTTCTTGGACGAATTTGCGTTCATTCCAAATCACATTGCCGATGACTTCTTTGCATCGGTTTATCCTACTATTTCTTCCGGTCAAAGCACAAAGGTCATTATTGTTTCCACTCCACGTGGTATGAATCACTTCTACCGCATGTGGCATGACTCTGAGAGGGGTAAGAATGCATATGTGGCTACGGATGTCCATTGGTCCGAAGTGCCCGGTAGAGACGCAGCATGGAAGGAACAGACGATTGCAAACACAAGTGAGCAGCAATTTAAGGTTGAATTTGAATGTGAATTTTTAGGTTCTGTAAATACTCTCATCAATCCATCAAAACTACGAAATCTTGTATATGAAGATCCAATTAAGAGAAATGCTGGACTGGATGTTTATGAAGAAGCAAAGCAAGATAATAACTATCTAATCACAGTCGATGTGGCAAGAGGAATTGGTAATGATTATTCGGCATTTATTGTTTATGACATTACAAACTTTCCATATAAGGTTGTGGCAAAGTATAGAAATAATGAAATTAAACCAATGATGTTTCCAAGCATCATTCACCAAGTAGCAAAGGGTTATAATGATGCCTGGTTATTAATTGAGGTCAACGATATCGGAGACCAGGTGGCAAGTATTCTGCAATATGATCTTGAGTATGATAATGTATTAATGTGTGCCATGAGGGGTCGTGCAGGGCAGATTGTGGGGTCTGGTTTCTCTGGTAAGAAATCACAACTTGGTGTGAGAATGACTGCAGCAGTCAAAAAATTGGGATGTTCAAATTTAAAAACATTAATGGAAGATGATAAACTTCTTACTGTTGATTATGATATTATTTCCGAACTAACAACTTTTGCTCAACGACACAATTCATTTGAAGCAGAAGAAGGTTGTAATGATGACTTGGCAATGTGCTTGGTTATTTTTTCTTGGTTAGTAGCACAGGACTACTTTAAAGAAATGACAGATAATGATGTCCGTAAGAGAATTTATGAAGAACAAAAAAATCAGATTGAGCAGGATATGTCTCCATTTGGTTTTATCTCTGATGGTATCGATGAAATAACAAGTTTTGTAGATGATGACGGTGATAGATGGTATACAGATGAATATGGAGATCGATCATATATGTGGGATTATATTTGATGGATTTAAATGACCAATTAGAATTAGAACATTTATTATTTTTTGATAGAAAATGTAGGGTTTGTAGAAAAGTAAAAAGTTTAATGGATGATTTTTATTTAACTAGAAAAAATAGATCAACATTTGTATCAGCATATTCGTATGAGTGCAAAGACTGCACAATTAAAAGAATTACTGAGGATAGAAGATCTAAAGAAATTTTTACAAAGTGGGAATATCCTGACTGGTAATATTGTTCACGTATTGTTTCCCCGTTAGAATAAGTAGTTTTAATAAATATTTGTAGGTAAATTTGGATTGCGAGGGGAATTAAGATGCCACTAAATTTAGCATCTCCTGGAATTGTAGTAAGAGAAGTGGATTTAACTGTTGGAAGAGTTGATCCAACATCTGATAAAATTGGTGCGATTGTAGCACCTTTTGAAAAAGGTCCAGTAGAACTGCCAACACTCGTTCAGAGTGAAAAAGACTTATTGGATATTTTTGGCAAATCATACTCAACAGATAAGCACTATGAGTATTGGTTAACGGCATCATCGTTCTTAGCTTACGGTGGAGCTTTACGTGTTATAAGAGCAGATGACAGCAATTTTGTAAATGCTGGAGTAGGAAACACCGTCGTAAAAATTAAAAGCATCGAACATTATGAGCAACTGGGTTATGATGAGAACGTAATTGCTGGAGTTGTCGTTGTTGCCAAAAACCCAGGTTCATGGGCAAATGGATTGAGAGTAGGTATTATTGATGCCAAGGCAGATCAAATTATTGGAATTGCTACAACAGCAGTTACTAGTTTTTCTGCAACAGTTAGCGACAGAAGTGGTATTCTTATTGGTTCTGCCAGCACAATCGGAATCGTTACTACATCACCAGCAATTACTGTTGGGCAGGTAGTTAGATGTGATGTAGGTGGAGTAGTTTCTACTGGAACAACAGTTACAACAGTTGGAGCAGGAGTAATTACAATATCAAATGCTTCACTTCAAACAGCAACTGTAACAACAACGTTTGATTTTGGAACTGAAACAATCATCACAGCACCTCTTTCAGTTGGGTACGGAATCACTCAGTCAGTTGCTAACAAAGTAAATCCTGGAGTAGGAACAACTACACTCTTAACTGGTTATTTAAAAGGTATCATTACCGAAATTGGATCTTCACAAGTTGCAGTAAAAGTTCTTACTCATGTTTCTGCTGCAGGAACCGAAACTGCTGTTGATTATCAACCATCGGGAGTTTGGGCGTTTAATACCACCAATGTAGTAGGAATTGCTACCAATGGTCAAGCATCTACATATGGAACTGCTACAGTAACATCAACATCAGATTGGTTTGATCAACAAAATCTGGTTGTAAGTACAGCAGTTGTTGGTGGAGCAACAACAGAAGTATCAATTAAGTGGAATACTGTTGCAGATAGACCTTCAACTTCATCATATGCTGATGCAAGAGGTTCTAGATTTGATGAGGTTCATGTTGTAGTTATTGACGGTGATGGAAAGGTCACTGGCAATGCAGGAACCATTCTTGAAAAGCATCTTTCACTATCGAAAGCAAAAGATGCAGAATATTCTGCAGGATCTCAATCTTATTGGAGAAAATATCTTGCAGAAAACTCAGCATTTATTTTTGGTGGATCTCAACCATCAGGAACTGTACAAACAGGATATTCCACAGGTTTCACTCTTGTAACAGATAATGCTTGGGATCAAGAGGCTGAGGGTGCAGTTTTCAATGCAATCGGTGCATATAATCAAAAATTAAGTGGTGGTGCCGATTATAATGGTAAAACAGGTATTGGATCAACTGAGGCACTTTTAGTAGATCTTGATAAAATTGTAACAGGTTATGGTTTATTGGAAAATACAGAAAATTATACTGTAGATTTTCTTTTGATGGGATCTGCAAATTATACAAAAGAGGAGGGGCAAGCACTTGCAAATAAATTAATTGCAGTTGCAGAAGCAAGAAAAGATGCTGTGGCATTCATTTCACCATATAGAAAAGCATTCTTAACCGATACAAGTGTTGGGACCGTAACTGTAGAAAATGACGACACTGTTACTACTAATGTCATTGGTTTTTATGCACCAGTAACTTCATCATCGTATGCAGTTTTTGATAGTGGTTATAAGTACATGTATGATAGATTTGCCAATACATTCAGATATGTTCCACTCAATGGAGATATTGCCGGTCTTTGTGCTCGTAATGACATTAATAATTTTCCTTGGTTCTCGCCCGCAGGAACATCCAGAGGAGCAATTCTTAATGCAGTAAAACTTGCATATAATCCATCAAAAACACAAAGAGATCGTCTCTATTCAAATAGAATTAACCCAGTAATCTTCTCACCTGGTTCTGGAATTATTTTATTTGGTGATAAAACTGGATTTGCAAAAGCTTCAGCATTTGATAGAATTAATGTTCGTCGTCTCTTTATCTATCTTGAAGATGCGATTTCTGCCGCAGCAAAGGATCAACTTTTTGAATTTAATGATGAAATTACAAGAACCAATTTTGTAAATATTATTGAACCATTCCTTCGTGATGTTCAAGCAAAGAGGGGAATTTTTGATTACGTTGTAATTTGTGATGAAACAAATAATACTGCTGCTATTATTGATAATAATGAATTTGTTGCTGACATTTATATCAAACCAGCAAGGTCAATTAACTTTATTGGCCTCACCTTTGTTGCCACCAGAACTGGTGTTGCTTTTGAAGAAGTAATTGGTAACGTTTAATTAATTTAGAGGTTTAAACAACTATGGCAACTCGTCAACAACAAAACCCAATCCCACTCAGAAAAATTACTGATTTCAAGAGTAAGTTATCTGGTGGTGGAGCAAGACCCAATCTTTTTGAAGTTCAATTAGCATTTCCCAATAGTGTTGCTATTGGTGATGATGTACTTGAAAAATCAAGATTTCTTGTTAAAGCTGCTGCTTTACCAGCATCCAATGTAACTCCGATTGATGTTCCTTTTAGAGGTCGTATTTTAAAAATTGCTGGAGACAGAACCTTCGATACCTGGACCATCACGGTCATTAATGATACCGATTTTTCTATTCGTTCTGCTTTTGAATCGTGGATGAACATCATTAATAAAATGTCAGATGCAACTGGTCTCACAGATCCAGTAGACTATCAGAAAGATGCTACTGTTCATCAGTTAGATCGTGATGGTGAAATTTTGAGATCGTACAAGTTTTGGGACATTTTTCCAACCAATATTTCTACGATTGATCTGAGTTATGAAACCACAGATACAATTGAAGAGTTTACAGTAGAACTACAAGTACAGTGGTGGGAGGCTTATAAAGGAAATTCAACCAATGCAGGTGGTGAAGATATAACCTAAATAGTAGAATAATATTTTAAACTCTATAATATGACAAAACTTTTTGGTTTTTCTATTGATGATAATCAAAACAAATCACCTTCAGTAATATCCCCCGTTCCTCAAACCAATGAGGACGGGGTTGATAATTATATTGCTAGTGGTTTTTATGGATCATATGTAGATATTGAAGGTGTTTATAGAACAGAGCATGATTTAATTAGAAGATATCGTGAAATGGCTCTTCACCCAGAATGTGACGGTGCTATTGAAGACGTTGTGAATGAAGCAATAGTTAGTGATTTGTATGATTCTCCAGTAGAAATTGAATTATCAAATTTAAATGCAAGTGATAAATTAAAGAAAGTAATTAGAGAAGAATTTAAATATCTGAAAGAAATTTTAGATTTTGATAGAAAATCTCACGAAATTTTTAGAAATTGGTACGTTGACGGGAGAATTTATTATTTAAAAGTTATAGATACAAAAAATCCTCAGTCGGGTATTCAGGATCTTAGATATATTGATCCTATGAAGATGAAATATATCCGACAAGAAAAAAAAATGGATAAAAGAGATGTTTCTACTTATAACTATAATAGAAATAGCAGAGATGAACCAGTAGTAGAACCAGAACTTGATGAATACTTTTTATATACACCAAAACCAAATTATCCATCTGGTACTATTTCTGGATCTGGTAAAGGATCAGTAAAAATTGCAAAAGATTCAATTACATACTGCAGTTCTGGACTTATAGACCGAAACAAAGGAACAGTACTTTCATATCTCCATAAAGCAATCAAGGCACTCAATCAACTTAGAATGATTGAGGATTCTCTTGTAATTTACAGACTATCACGTGCTCCAGAACGTAGAATTTTCTATATTGACGTTGGCAATCTTCCAAAAGTAAAGGCAGAACAGTACCTCAAAGAGGTTATGTCTCGTTATAGAAATAAACTTGTTTATGATGCGAACACTGGAGAAGTTCGTGATGATCGCAAATTTATGTCTATGATGGAAGATTTCTGGTTACCAAGAAGAGAAGGTGGTCGTGGAACCGAAATCACAACTCTTCCCGGTGGTCAGAATCTTGGAGAACTTACAGATATTGAGTATTTCCAAAAGAAACTTTATAGAGCACTGGGTGTTCCAGAATCTAGAATTGCTTCTGATGGTGGATTTAATTTAGGAAGATCGTCAGAAATTTTAAGAGATGAACTTAAATTTGCCAAGTTTGTTGGACGTTTGAGAAAAAGATTTGCTCAGATGTTTAATGACATGCTTCGTACACAATTGATTTTGAAAAATATTGTTTCTCCAGAAGACTGGCAAGTGATGGCAGATCATATTCAATATGATTTCCTATATGACAATCAATTTGCAGAATTAAAGGAATCAGAACTGTTGAACGAAAGACTTGGAACTCTTGCCACTATCGAACCATATATTGGAAAGTATTATTCCACAGAATGGGTCCGTAGGAAAGTTCTTCGTCAAACTGATTCGGAAATGATTGAAATAGATGAGCAAATAGAAAAAGAAATTGAAGATGGAATTATACCAGATCCAAGTGCTATTGATCCTATTACTGGAGAACCATTACCTCAAGAGGGGGGAGTAGATACTTTAGGTAATATTCCACAAGAACCAGATTTAACTGATCAAGCATCATCAACAAATGCCAATTTACAAAAAGATACTAAAAAGGCAGAAATATAAATAC